CAAGTATTCAATCTAAGTTCGATGTTTATGAGGGAACATTCTTTGGTGCTAGAACTAAATTCCCAATACTAGATGTAAATGATAATGAGATATTTAAGGTTAACTTTGATGGTTCTGATACTGATATAGTAGATCTTACAAACAATCAAATAACAATTCCCAATCACTTCTTTGTAAGTGGTGAAGAAGTTGAGTATGCTATTGCACAACCAATAGTTGGATGCACAACCACAGGTATTGGAAGCACAGGTGATTCTATAGGAATTGCAGCTACACCATCTACCTCTCCTGCAAACGTAACTTATGTTCCTTCATCTGTCTTTATTATTAAGGTTAGTGATAGTGTGGTTAAACTAGCAGCAACAGCAGAAAATGCACTTAAGTCAATTACAGTTCCATTAGAACTTTCCTCGGTTGGTGTTGGAACGTCTCATAGTTTTATAAGTAAAAATCAAAATACAAGAGCATTAATATCAATTGATAATATGATTCAGAGCCCCATAGTGGGAACTGGAGTCACGACATCACTAGGTGCAGACTTCCCTAGAAGCGAAACTATTATGTTTACTTCGGGAATAACGTCATTCTTCAGTGGAGATGTTATTAGAGTTGGTTCTGCCACTACTCATGAGATGATGAAGATAATAGCAGTTAATAATGCTGGTATTACTAGTGCGATCAGAGTTCATCGAAATTGGATGGGAACTGATCTTATCGCACACTCGAATCATGATATTGTTGAGAAAATGTCTGGTAATTATAATATTGTAGATAGCACACTTAATTTTGCTGCTGCACCCATTGGTAACAGACCAAAAATAGGTGTATCAACATCTCCACCAAATGAAAGGGATTTTGTTGGTATTACAACTACATCAAGTTTTAGTGGAAGAATATTTAATAGATCTGGTATTAAGGGTGGATCTACAAAAGCATATGCTGCAAACTATAATATTGATGATATATCTCAACAGTTTGATGGTCAAACCAAAGAATTTACTCTTAAAGTTAATAAGTCAAATGTAACTGGTATTGCAACAAACCTTGGTATTGTAATGGTAAATGGAATATTACAAGGTGCTGGTGCTTTGAATGACTATGCATTATCTGAGGTTTCTGGAATCACATCAATAACATTTACTGGAACTGCATCATCTATTGCTAATGATGTTAATAATGCTTCAGTTCCAGTTGGTGGTATTATAGTTTCTGTGGCTTCAAGTGAGGGATTAGGATATCAACCATTAGTATCTGCTGGTGCTACAATACACTTTAATAATATTGGTGTTGCTACCGCAGTCAGTATTGGTAATAGTGGTTCTGGTTACAGAGTATCTCCAGGCTATGCTGGTTTAGGATCAGTCACATCCATTGGTGGTGTGGGAATTGCAACTGTAGTTAATGTTGCTATCGCTGTAACAACTTCAGGAGGAACTCCAACTATTCAGAATATTGGAACTGCTGCAGTTACAAATGGTCGTGTTGTGAGTATCGCTGTTACAAATACCAATCCAATACCAGGTATTGGAACTCAAAACCCATCATCTGTTGGAACTGGTCAATCAACATTTACTGCAATAATTGATGCACCATTACCATATCAAGATATACCTCTTTGGTATGATAATGCTTCTACACCAGGTGTTGGTGGATCACAAGCAAGAGCAAATATCACAGTTGGTGTAGCAACCACGGGTGGTCGTGTTATTGACTTTGAAATAACAAACACTGGATTTGGATATAAGAATGCTCAAGTATTAACAGTTCCTACTTTTGCAACTGCACCTGGCGAATCATATGCAGTTCCAATAGATGCTCATTTATTCAAACCATTTAAGTTAACTTTAGATAGAGTTCATCATGACGAATTTAATATGTGGAGTATGGGAGAACTTCAAGCTATTGACGATTTCTCAAATCTATTTGATGGAACTAGAAAAGTATTCCCACTCACTGTGGCAGGTGAAGCATTTGCTATACAGGCAAGAACAGGATCAAACATAGTTGTAAGAGATACTATTATTCTTACTATAAATGATATTCTACAAGTACCTGGTGAAGGTTATACATTTGATGGTGGTGGATCTATAACAATGACTGAAGCACCAAATGCTGGTGATGTTATGAGAATGTTCTTCTATAGAGGAACTGGTGGTGAGGATGTAAAGGATAGAGACATTGTAGAAACTGTTAAAGTTGGTGATGATTTACAAGTTGGATTTGACCCTGCTTATAATTCACATACTCTTTTAGAGTTCCCAAGAACTGTGTCTGAGATTGTATCATCAAGTCAAGTTGATACTAACCAATACTATCAAAGAGGTTTGGGTGATTCTGAAACAGAGACCAGACCTGTTAAATGGTATAGACAACTTGAAGATAAGTATATCGATGGAAGAATAGTTCGTAAAGACAGGCCATTGTATGAACCTAACTTATTCCCAACAGCATATCTAATACAATCTGTTGGTGTTGGTTCAACATCTATATTCATTGATAACTGTAAACCATTCTTTAACCCAGAAAATGAAAACCCAGTAAACAGAGATTTCCAAAAAGATATACAGATTGTTAACGCAAGTCATGAATATGAATTCCTTGCAGGTGCTGCTGCAACGGCTGTTGTCTCTATCGCTGGAACAATTACGAGTATTGTGATATCTGATGGTGGTGAAGGTTATACTGCTGCTCCTAGTGTCACTATACAACAACCTATAAGTATTGGTAATACAGGGTTTGCTGGTATTGGAAGCACCACTATAGCGATAGCAACTGCGACAATAAGTAATGGAGTTGTAAATGCAATCACGGTAGGAGTTAACTCTGGAATAGGTTATACCTCTGCTAAACCTCCTGCTGTCTTTATTGCTCCACCTACATATGTTAGGGAAGAAAATACTATTGATTTATATGAGGGAGACTTTGGTATTGTCACTGGAGTTGGTATATGTTCAAACATCTCTAGAGCAAATGGTGTAGGAATTGGTATTGGAACTGCAGTTGTATTTGATTTGTATATTCCAAAAGGTTCTCCATTAAGAGATGAGAATGTTACTAGCCCTGATCCAATCTCAGTGAGTGGATTAACAACTGGATTCTTCTTTACAGTTAGTGGTTCTAATATTGGTTCTGGAGTTACTTCACTAGATAGAGC